CCGGCTGCCCGCCGTACTCGAACCATTCTTCCAGCATAGTGCCGGGGTAAATGGCGCCGGCTTGCAGCTTTACCGCGCCCACGGTGCCCATTAGGCGGCGTACCGTCAGGGCCGTCTTGATAATGCGGCGCTTTTGCTCTACGCTGTACCCGGTGTCGTACCAGTCCACTTTCCAGTTGATCGCCAGCGCGTCAAGCACGGGTTCGGTGGCGGTGTCAAGGCTTGTGTAAATTTGGCTGTCGTCGATATAGCGCAGCGTTCTTTCGTGCAGCACACCCACTGCCTCGCTAAGCGCCCGCACCCAGTCCTGCCCGGCAACCACGCGTGGCACAGCGTCCACAAGGCGGGCGTCCCGCAGGTCTTTAATCATCTTCCAGCCCTCCGTATGTCACGGTCTGCCCGGAGCATTTCGGCAGTTGCGTTTTGCCTACCACAATATCCGCCGGGGCGGTCAGCTTCACACGCTTGGCTCCTGCCTCGCGGATTTTGGCGATCAGCTCCGTGGGGTTAATATCCCGCCCAAGGCGCCGCTGCCAGCTTTGGTAGCTCTGCACCGCCGCCGTCACCTTTTCCTGTATGGTTCCGGCGCTGCGCTGGTCGCCGTCGCCAATCCAGTAGGTAAACGCTATGTTGTAGGGCACCTCCTCCGGCTCCACGCACACCA